GCCCCATACAACCTTGAGAGCGTCAAGGAAGAAGTCCCAGACCTTCATACCAATCTCAGCTAATTTTTCAAAGATGCCTTTTATAACCTCGAAGGCAGAGCCAATCGCGTCCTTAACTGCAGCCCACACCTTATCAACGAGCTCTCGGAACGCCTCGTTCTTTTTGTAGAGAGTAACAAATATAGCAACAAGGCCTACGATAATCAAGATTACTGCAGCAATAGGGTTTGCCATAAATGCCGCTGAAAGAAGACGGAACACTACTGTAAAGATCTGAACTGCCTTGGTAACAACACCAAATATGATTGCAAGGGCATTGAACGCTTTAATAAGAATAAACAGGGCAAACTGTCCTACAGATATGAGAATAGCCTTAATTAGGCCAAAGGCAAGTAAGAAGCCTGTGATTGGGCCAAGCACCTTTGCTATAGCTTGAACAACGTCGTTCTCAAGAATCTTTTTTACGATAGTTGCAGCGACGTTTAGCGTGTCAAAGAATGTTTTAATCTGCCCAGAGTCGGTAAGCAGATCGATGATCTTGATAATGTTTACAGTAAGAGTTGCTAGAGCAGGTCCAGCCTCGTTTGACTTTGTAAGAATAGAGCCAAACGCGTCTGTTCCACCCTTTAGAATATCAAATGCCTTGCCAACGTTTGGATCAGCGCCAGCCTTTAGAATTTCCTTGAAGAATCCACCGACCGCTCCAAGTGCAGACGCGGCGTTCTTTGAGGAGTTAAGGAAGAACTCCTTAAGTTCCTGTTGTCCTTCTACTGTTTTTCCAAATTCCTTGAAACCTTTTAGTGAACCTTCTAGCCAGTCAAGTAAGAACTGTCCGCCGGTACCTGGGCCAACGTTTGCCTTAATGATGACACCTAACGCACCAAAGGCTTCCTTAAATACCTGACCAATCTCAGCAGCAACGTCTCCTGCAGTGTTAAAGAAGTCCTCGAGTGCCTTCGCGCCTGCAGGTGTGTCAAGGTATTCTTCGTACTTCTTAGTAGCGCCGTCAAGATACTTAAGAAACCTCTCAGTAAGTGGCTGCAGCGCCTTCGCGTATGAAAGAAAGATTCCCCACACGTTTCCGATAATGCTGCCTAGAAGCTCAATGTTGGTTGCTGCGTTCTCAAATAATGTAGCAAGGTCCTTTAGGTTACCAGACTCAGTAATCGCCTTCGCAATTGTGATTGATGCATTTCCGAGTGCGTCGCCAACCTTGCCAACACCTGTCTCGATAACAGGGAATGCTTCTTTAGCAACAATTTTGATAGCTGTTGTAAGCTTAGGTAGAAACGCGTCTGAAGCTGCCTTTTTAATCGCATCAATCTTTGGCTTAAGACTTGCAAGAAACTTAACAAATTCTTTTTGTGATTCGTTAAGACCTTCTAGCGGATCGTCAACTCCACCGTCTTGTGCCTTCTTTAGATCTCGCTCTGCTCGCTCAATCTCGCGCTTTGCATCAGCTTCCTTACGTGCACCATCAATAATCTTTTTATTCTTTGCGTCCTCTGCATCAAGAACCTTTTGATTAGCATCTGCAAGACGCTGAGACGCCTCAATGACAGATTCAACTCCTGCAGGGCCAGTCTTTGCAAGACGATCTTGCTCCTTGGCAAGATCACCGTTACGGTCCTTTGCCTTACGTAGATTTAGCTCTGCCTCTGCATAGGCAAGCTCTGCTTCCTTGCGAGCACGGGAGTTGGGTGGAAGATCTTGAGCACGCTGTAAAGTCTCTCGAGCCTTCTCAAGCTCAAGTGCTGCCTTCTTTTCAGCAAGTGCCGCGTCCTCCGCGTCAAATCCAAGTTGTTGAATTGTTTCACTAGCTTTTTCAAGTGCTAAGTCATACTCGCGTTGCGCTTCTGTAGCGTCCTTTGTTGACTCTATTATTTCCTTATTAGCTTCAACAATCGCTTCCTTGTTGCTTTCAACAACTTCTCCAAAACGACGATACGCATCATCAACTCTGTCTTGAGCAGCGGTAGTGTCCTTAGCTCCTTTTTTCTGTGCCTTAAGGTACTTTGATAGCGCTTGACCTACTCCACCTAAGGCTAGTTTGGCAGTTATTGCACCTACGCCTACTGAGACAAGAGCTGAGCCAAGCGCCATGACAGAAGGGATAGCTGCAGCAACAGACGCGCCTAATGAAACTATAGCTGTGAGAACAGAGCCTATGCCACTGACAAGTACAGACAAGGTAGTCTGGAGAGTCATTCCAGTTCTTTGTAGACTAGCAAATGCCTTTCCGGTAGCTAGTGCTTTTCCGATTTGGTCGTTACTAAATATGTTAGCTCCAGTTGGGCCAAACGCCTTTCCAAAAGCTCCGCCAAACGTCTTTCCAGCACGTGTACCCGCACTACCGGCAAGTCCGCCAACTCTGTCAAGATCTTTCTTAACAGCTCCAGCAAAACCGGTAGTGATTGGTCGAATAATTATCGACGCCTCGCCAACTACTGCCACTCTGTTCTCACCTCCTTCCTTAAGTTCTTACTAGTTATTTTCTAATGGTGCGTCCAGCACGTTACCAAACGGAAGCGGTGAGTCTGCATCAACTGCTGTTGGTGCAACGTACCGCTTTGGCTTTATTGCTGGGTTGAACGGTTCGGGCATCTTCTCTTCAGGACCATCAAAATCTTTTATCGTAGACGCATCAAACGAGTTAGCTGTATTTTTCTTCCCATACTTATAGGTAGTGTCATACATGCTTTCGTAGATTTGAGTACGAACGGCATCACGAGCATCGGCTTGCTCTGCGGTACCGTAATTCATATCATCCTCAAGGAAGTAGTGAAGAACGTCTAACATGTCTGAAGCAGGCATGCTTGCGAGTTGCAGTCCGTTCACTAATGCTCTTCCATTCACATAGGGCCAGAGGTCAATCCCCCACTCTAGGAGACTTCTGGCCGCTCCGTAGGGCGGCCTGAGTATTCCTCTACAAGCCATGCCGTAATTTCTGCCAGCGTTTCAACTGGCACGATTTTTTCGCTAGCAAGAAGAGTTGAAAAGCGTGCGTAGCTTTCCTCAAGAAGCACTTGTGAAAAGAACATGTCAATCATTCCTGCAGCCTTCGCTGGGTCGTTATCTCCAGAGTTTGCAGCAAGTTGCAGCATGAGTTTTCCTTGCACTGCTGGAACACAGTGAAATTCCTCGTTATGAAGCTTAAAGGACAAAGGGCTAGTTTCAACACCTTCGCCCGATCCAAAGTCCTTGAATCTAGTAGTCATGTATTATTTTTCTCTCTTTCCTGTGTCATTGAGACTAGTGTCTCGATTTATTATTTTATCAAACTAAAGCGAGATAGAGACTGTCTTTAAGGTATCTATTCGGTCTAGTTCCTGGGTGTCTAACTATAGGAGCAAACACTATTCCTCCGCTAGTTGCAAACCTAAGTTTGCCTCCCCCACTGCGCGCAATCACATGAGGGCGGGTGCCTTCATGATGCATGTATGCGTAGCTAACCGTTGAACCTACGTACCAATAAGGTCCGAAGGTGTCACGACTTCTCCTTGAGTGAATTGACTTTGCAAGAAAGCCAGTTCTTTTTCCAACCTGCCTGCGTGCTGCTGCTTGAACTGTAAGAGCGCGACGACGCATGTTGTTATCAACCATTCCACCTGCTCCGTTGAGCATATGGTTAAAATTTGGATAAAACTTTACATCTACTACGTTTGCCACTATGGCACCACCACAGAGAGCTGCATATTGACAAGTTGAAAACCACCCTCAACAGTCGGAGCATCAACAGTTGCAATAACTCCAAGCCCTAAGCCAGTCTCATCCCAAGGATCAAATGACTTCATTGACTCCATAAGCACCCACGCATCAACGGCAGATAGCGCACTGCCAGCCTCAATCTTTTCAGCTGACGGAGGACGGCCATTTACTCCAACTACAGGCACCTCACGAGCAATGGAGATAGCTAAAACTGCTGTTCGTGGCATGTGGCATCTTTGCGGGGTTGACGCTTGGTCACCTGGGGTTCCAAGATACATTTGAATGAATGAAACGACAAGCTGTTCGCAGTCGATAGCAGGATTTCCCATTGTCCAGTAGCAGCGAGCAGGTAGAGGGACGCCATATGATGTAAGAACGGATGTAACCTTCTCAAGGACCTGGTCCATCATGTTTTTAAGACTAAGTGCGTCTGGATCTACGTTAGAAACGTCGTATACGGCAGCCATTTAGATACCTTTATTCCGTACCTGTGGAATTAGCCTTGGACAGGAAGAAAGTGTCTCTAAACCCTTGTGAGCAGCCTTGCTAGCTGCGTTAGAGCGGTCTTGAGCAGGACTCGAGATCTTAAACGTTGTTTTACTGTCTTGCATCGTTATTTCTCCTTTATGTCGTTGGGTTACGCTCCACCAAGCGTGAACGCGTTGATGTTTGCGTTCGCTAGTTGGAATCTTATGTTACCTGAGCAGATAAGAACAGTTTCAGTGGTTCCCGGTGATTCTACACTTGGTCTTGACGCGTAAAGATCATATGTACCAGGGTCAACCATCCCTATAACACTAAGGGCATTCGCGTAGCTAACATTGAATGTAATGTCATACGCTGCCTCATCAATACTTACAGCTCCTTGGTCAGTATCAAGCTGCTTTGTTTGTCCATAGTTGCGAATAATAAGATTTGGGACCCAGTCTCCTTCCTCGACAAGAAACTCGGCTGCGATGTACTCGAGAGGAACAGTAACAGATCCTCCAGTTGACTTTACCTCAATATCAAGCTCACTTGTGCCAAGACGAAGAGGCTTTGGCGTGTAGCGACGACCGCGAGGAACATCAACAGAGAACACTCGAGCCTTTGCTCGTGCCTTATCCGGGTTTGTGGACTTGAGAAATAGATCTACCATGTAGATACCAGTGCGCATCTCTTCGATGAAGTCCTGGCTGTCTAGAAGCGTGTAGGAGATGCCTTGTCGTGCTATGGACGTGACGCGTTGTGGAAGAGCACAGTCATCAGATCCTTCAAAAAGCTTTACAAATTCAATTGCAAGTGTTCGTGCGGCCATTCTTCCCATAGTAGGAGCATATGTACCATACGAGTACGTAATTTCTAAGTTACAAGGAGTCCAAGGAATTCCTGTGGCAGCTTGTACCGTTGAGTGATCTACTAGGTAGTATGCTGATGGGTCAAGAATAACTCCGTCACGACGACGAATTGTGTGAATCTTTGTTACAGGGCGTCCGCGAAGACGAATACGGGACTCTGGAGACAATCCATCGACTACTCCACCCTCAAACTCATCAGCTGGGATGTTAAATACTGCTCCGTCAAGAAGCACTGCTTGATACGTGTTTGTAGACGCACCATAGCGAAAGATTCGGTTTTGGCAGACATATCGCTCTGTTACAGTTGTAATTCCACTGTACTTGCGACCTGACATTGACCACAGAAGTCCAGAAGCTGACTTGCAAGCTTCGTAGGCAAACTCTGAGTCGGCGTAAGGTGTGCCAAGCTCATCTGGTGTTACCCAAAGGTTACTCATAC